CCATACCAAAGATATTTGTTATCTTTGTGAAACACGAGCAGACACCATGCACATACATTACAACTTTGCCACACGTAGCCGGCCCGAAAAGATGGCTGCTGCATTTGCTACCATTCAGGCATATTCACATTCTAAGAAGTACACGGTTGGACTGACCGTAGATGATGATGATACCGTTACGCTAAACTCAAATGAGTTATCCGACCTGCTAAAGTTCCCCAATGTATTTATCACAATGGGTAAATCAAAAAGCAAGGTACACGCCATCAACCGGGGTATGGAAGGATGGCAGGGTGATATAGTTGTGAATATGTCCGATGACATGCGTTTCCTAAAGCAGGGCTATGACATTGATATTATCAATGCATTTGAGGGTAACTTAGACCTATTCATTCACTTTCCCGATGGGCGGGTTAATCACCTGCTGCCAACGATGTCAATCATGGGTAGAACGTATTATGAGCGGTTCGGGTACATCTACCACCCCCAATATGAATCCCTTTGGTGCGATAACGAGGCTATGGATGTGGCGAAGATGTGCAATTCGTATAAATACGTAGATAAGCGGATATTTGACCACTACCACCCTGCATGGACTGGGGAGCCTGTAGATGCGTTGCTTAATCATACTCAATCGTTTTACCGGGCGGATGAGATTACTTACATCCGGAGAAGTAAGGCCGGGTTCCCTAAACACAACGTATGACCCTATCCATCCTAATTTGCACCCTACCCCAACGCATAGGCTACCTATCGCAGTTGCTACAGGTACTGACACCGCAACGTACACCGGAGGTTGAAGTTCTAACTGAATCGGACAACGGTGCAATGACTACAGGGCGTAAACGTAACCTACTCTTACAACGCAGCACAGGCAAATACGTGGTATTTATTGATGATGATGATATGGTTGCAAGTACCTACATAGCCGATATACTTGCCGCCGCCGAATCTAATCCCGATGCCATTGTATTTAACGGCACAATGACCACCAACGGCACGGATGAGCGTAAGTGGTACATATCAAAGGATTACGGCTACGAGGCGAAGGGTGGGGCTTATTACCGCTATCCTAATCATATCGTACCCATTAGAAGGGAGATTGCAATGGCATTCCCTTTTATGGATATACGTATAGGTGAGGATTATGCGTGGGCTACTGCTATACACAATGCAGGGCTGATTAAGACAGAGGTGAAGATTGAGAAGGAACTTTATCACTATCAATTCCGTACAAACAAATGAGATATAGCCAAAATAACGAGCAGGATATAATCCTTGCCTACTTCCAATCCCGCAAAGGATTCTTTCTGGATATTGGTGCGAACGATGGCGTTACCCTATCCAATACCTACGCATTGCAGCAACAGGGTTGGAGTGGTGTACTGGTAGAACCGAGCGAGGAAGCCTTCAACCGCATCTTAGCCAATCCTATGGTACACAAATTCAATGTAGCCATAGGCGAAACGGATGGGCATTGTACCTTCCATGAGATGGGCAATCATTTGGGTAGGGGCGATGTATCGCTGCTTAGTACAATCAAACGCAACGAAACTAAACGATGGCCGTGTACGGAGTTCAAAGAGCGAATGACCGAGGTATGGACTTACAACACCCTGGTAAAGAACTCCCCATTAAAATACTTTGATTTCATCTCTATTGATGCCGAGGGGGTAGATTATGAGATATTAGAACAGATTAACCTGAAGCATACGCAAATGGTATGCATTGAACATAATGGTAACGTAGACCTGTTCCATTTAATTAAAGACTACTGCAATGCAGCAGGGTTGAATAAATGCTTATTAACTAACTTAGAGAATGTAATATGGGCCAGATAACATCGGGTAAAGTAATTGTATCCCTATCCTCAACAGGCAGGGAAAACTACAACGAGGCACAACTCGGACTAATCAGAAGTATAGACCGCAAGGCACCTGATTACGATGTACACCTTCGGAGTGTGGATGGGTATGTTGATGAATACCTTGAGCGTAAGATTCACCTCGGAGACTGGCCTAATACCGAACGATGGGGTAAGTCATGGAATCACCAAAATATGCCTTATCAATTCAAGCCGTTTATGGTAGCGGAGGCACTTGAGATGGGATACCGGAAAATCATTTGGTGTGATTCAACAATCAGGGTACACCAGAATCCCGATCCGTTGTGGGCATTAGCAGCCAAGCATGGGATAGTAGCATGGAACAACGAAGGGCATCCGTTACACAAGTACATACCCGACCATCAAATCAAGTTCTTAGGGCTAAATAGCTATAGGTATGTGATTACCATGTACCAAATTATGGCCTGTTGTATTGTGTTTGATTTCGACCATCCTGCAACGATGCCTATCTTTGAGAAATGGATACAGGGAGCGAAGGAGAATTGTTTTCATCACAACGAATCGGTTAATCCGCAATATATCAGCAGCCGACATGACCAGGCACTACTATCCGGATTGATGAATCTTGCAGGGATTCCGGTGCAGCCGTACGGAGGATTAGCATATCGGCACTATCTACCTGTTGAACCATTCTTTATTAATTGGGGGGTAAAGGATTAATTATGGACTTCACCAAAGAGCAATTCATCAACTTTTGGGGCAGCAATGGCTACTATGAAGCGTTTACCTATGGGATAGGCATACAGGAAGTAATTAACCGAATTATCTATCCGTTTGGTGGTGTTGAAACCTGTTTAGAGATAGGATGCGGCGGAGGTGTATTTACTAAAGAATTATCGCATACTTTCAGTAAGGTTATCGGTATTGATGTTATTCCCCTACATGCCGGAGTGATATACCATAATTTAGAATACAAGGAATTAGATAACCAAGACTATAAATGCACAGGTGTAGATGATAACTCAATCGACCTTGTATTCAGTTACGGAGTATTCTGCCATTTCTCAAATGATGCCATCAAAGAGTATCTGCAATCTATTTACAGAGTGATGAAGAAGGGCGGTGATTGTGTGATAATGATTAGTAACTTTGATAAACTGAAAGCAGAGTTCCCCGACTTCGATGATTGGAGCAAATACAAGTTAGGGGATAGAATGTTAATCGGGCATTTTTACCAAGATGATAGAACGGTGGATATTATGAAAGATAAATTCAAAATTGTTAGCCGTAATTTAACACCCGACCACAGGGATATAGTGGTACATCTAAAGAAATAATAATGGGCTACACTCACGAAACAACAAAACTAATAGACCCCTACCTGCCTTTCATTCAATCGGTGGTAGATTTAGGAGCGCAAAACGATTACAGGGTGCCATTACCCGCCCCATACACTAAAGACAGTTACTATGCAGGCAAAGAATACGAAGCCATTGACATATCGGGTGAGAACGGCTCAACCCCGTTGGACTTGTCCGTACTTCACAAGTTCAGCAAGCAGTTTGATTTATTGGTGGATGCCGGCACAAGTGAACACGTTGGCACCAATGGGAAGCATGACATCAAGGCCATATACAACTGTTGGAAAAATAAACACAACCTCGTTAAACTCGGAGGTTATATCATCTCCGAAAACCCCAAAACAGGCAACTGGCCCGGACATGGATTCAACTACTACACCGAAGCGTTCTATCGTAATCTGGCTGCAATCTGCGGCTATAACCTTATCAATGTTGGTAGCGTTGCTGCTATGGGCAATACTACTGATGGGTGGAATGTTTACGCAACTTTACAAAAGACTAAAGAAGAGTTTTGTACGTTAACTGAATTTAAGACCTGTGGAATTAAAACAGATTAGAGCAACCCCCGTATTCTACGAAAACGTAGCAGCATACAAAAGCGATGCCCCGATAATTTGTAACGAGGGCGGCTCACGTAGTAGCAAGTCCTATAGCATAGTACAACTTCTTATCTCAATCGCAGCCGATAAGAATGCTAAAAACATCCGCATCTCTATTGTATCGCACTCCCTACCACACATCAAACGTGGGGCATACAGGGATTTCAAAACAATCATGGAAGAGTGGCACCTATGGGATGACAAGAAATTCAGCTACACCGATTTTATCTACCGATTTGATAATGGAAGCTACATCGAACTATTTGGACTTGAAGATGAGGGCAAAGCAAGGGGGCCGGGCAGAGATATACTATTTGTAAACGAAGCGAACCTAATCCGTAAGGCGTTATTTGACCAACTGGCAATGCGTACAACGGGTAAGATATTTCTCGACTGGAATCCTGCGGACTTCGTTTCATGGGTGTACGAAGTATCAGACAACCCGATTAACAAACGCATACATTCAACCTATCTTAATAACCTCGGCAACCTTTCGCAAATTCAGATAGACACGATTGAAAGCTACAAACTACTACCGGATGATTTCATGTGGAAAGTTTACGGACTCGGTCAGCGTGGCGCTGCGAAGGAGATTATTTATACCCAATGGCAAATTACAGATGAGTTACCGGAGGGCGGCGATATATTCTATGGATTAGACTTCGGATACGTTCACCCTTTGGCGCTTGTCAAGGTATGCCATTACCAGGGGGCGAATTATGTAAAGCAACTCATTTACAAATCCGGATTAACCCCATCTGAAATTAGCAGGGAAGTAAAAGACCATATCAGCGACCGCAAGCCCGTGTACTGCGATGCAGCCGAACCGAAAAGCATTGAGGAACTTTACAGGGGCGGTATCAATGCACAAACTGCAAACAAGGAAGTATGGGCAGGGATATTGAAAGTGAAATCATACCCGTTATTCGTGCATAAGGATAGTAAGGACATCATTCGTGAACTGCAATCGTACAAATGGCGCAAGGATAAAAACGATAATGTAATTGATGAGCCTGTGAAAGAATCAGATGATGCCCTTGATGCAATGCGCTATGCCATATTCACCCACCTACATAAGCCAGCGTTCAAGGTGGCGGTATGGTAAGGGTTTTCGGTGTAATTTTGTATAAATCTTTTAAATATGGGTTTATTCGATTTTCTTAATCGTAAGGCGGCACCCGCTAAGATGCCTGTGCAAATGTCGGTTGAACGTGGACTACTAACGTGGGATGGGCAAAACCAAGCAGAGATAGTTAGGGATAGTTACATAGGCAATGATTTAGTGTATGCCATCATTACGCTGATAACCCAAAAAGCAAAGGTTGCGCCCTGGTTTGTGTACCGTGTAAAGAATAAAGCAGCGCAGAAGCGCTACATGGCTAAGATGCAGCAACCGGATGCGATTACCGACTATGCCAAACTGAAGGAACTGAAAGAAGAAGCCTTTGAAATATACGAAGGTGATAGCCGACTGAATGAATTACTGAAATACCCGAATAGTGAAGATACATGGAGCGATATTATAGAGCAATGGGTTGGCTTTAAGAAGATAACAGGTAACGCTTTCATGTATGCAAAGCAGGTAGGTGAGGAATCAGTAAACAGGGGCAAGCCGTTAGAACTTTACATGCTGCCATCGCAATACATGGCAATCAAAGTAGATATTGAGCAGTTCCCGCCAAAGAAGGTAGCCTATCAGTTGTACTATGGGCAGTATATCCCTTTCAATACAATAGAGATTCTGCATGATAAATATTTTAACCCCGAATGGAATGCGACTGGAGGGCAGTTGTACGGATTATCACCGCTTAGGGCAGCATCTAAGGTACTGACACGTTCAAATGCAAGCAAGGAGGCATCCGTTGCTATGTTCGATAATATGGGGCCGTTAGGGGTGTTATACATGGATGACCAACGCTTTGACCCGCTATCGGGTAGCGAACAAGCACAGGCACTCAAGATGCAAATATCAGCCAACACAGGTTCACATAAGCACGGCAGCGCAGCCGTGAGCGGTTACAAAGTAGGATGGGCGCAGATAGGGTTACCTGCAAAGGACTTGCAACTTATTGAAGCGGAAAAGTGGGATAAAGAGGCCCTATGCTCAATATACGGTGTACCTCCGGTGTTACTGGGTAATACCGATGCTGCCACGTACAACAACATGAAGGAAGCAGAGAAATCACTAACCATTCGGGCGGTGTTACCCGAACTAACTGCTATCAGAGATAACATCAACCGAAAGATGCAGACCGATTGGGGGTATAAG